AGCAAACAGCGCTTCGATCAGGCGCTTGGCGGTGTCGGTCATTTTACCACCCTCACAAACCAGTTCAGCACATACCCTGCAGAGTCTACAGGAATAACCTCAAGCACAGACCATTCTACACCGTCAATCGTCAACACGTCGGTTGTAGACGGGACAATCGTCACGCCGATATTAACCAGCGAATAGACCCGCTCTTTCGCACCGAGGGCAAGCCCCGTGCGCTGCGTGTATGCCTTACTTGACGGTTTGGCGGTGAACGTGTGGACAACGGGCGCGCCTGGCGTAGGGTTCCATTCTGGCCCTGACGGCGTGCCGGGGCGGCTGATCGTAACAATCGGCGCGCCCGTGCCGTTGCCCGCCGCAATGCCCGCTTCGACATAGGCTGCCTGAACGTCTGCCGTGATATCCGCGCCGCTCATCGGGCAGCCGTTTTGCCAAGCGTGGCAAAGTCGAAGTAAGGCCCGTCACGGTCTGTCACGTATGGGTCAAACATGGCAGCGATCATCGTGCTGGTGGGGGTTGCCGATTCAAAGCCTCCCTTACCCCCCGCGACAGGCGTCCATTTAATGTCACCCACGCCAGTCAGTGTCTTTTGCTGATCCGGGCTAAACGTGACGGTAAAAAATCCGGGCGTTGCCAGTTCCAGCTTTGCAGCCTCATACGTCGCCGGATCGACCACCGCCAGTGTCGTTGCGTCCACCCCCGGCAGGAGGCGGTTCAGATACCGATACGCAATATGGTCTATCGCACGCACGAGTGCAGCAGCACTGGCTGCATTGTCCACCACAGTGTCCCCTCGCGCGCTCGCGTATGCGATCCAATCTGTGACGGTGGCGGTCATTGTTTAGCCCTTTGGTGTTGGGGCGCTGGGCATCGCACCCTTGGCGGGGTTGGTCACGGCGGTCTTGGCATTACCGACCACGCGGCATTTGTTAATCGCCCATGATGGAATTGCGTTTCCATCAATCTCGACAACATCGCCAACATTGTGGCCACTTGCGTCAGGCATTGTGATTTGAATTTTCATGTATGTCTCCGTGGGTTAAAATGGGCCGGTCGGTTATACCGGCCCATCATGTTACGCGAGGGACGAAACCGCAACGCCACAGTTTTGGTTGGCGTCAAATTTGATTTCCAAGGCGACGGCGGCCATGGTCACAAAGTTGTAGTCGTCTTCAGGGTTCGCACGGAATTGCGCCCGTGTGGTCATTGGCATACCGCTCAACACCTGCAATACGCTGCGATCTTTGACAATCGCAATGACTTCGCCAGCGTTGATACTGTCAGCGTCGATAACCTCACGCAAACCGCCCAATTCCAGCACGCGCTGCGCAATGGTCTTAGGATAACCCGCCGTAAACTCGGTCGATGTGGCATAGAACCAATCGTCAAAGTTCAGATAGATCGTGGCTGGCGATTTGAAGTTATCACCGTGAAGCAGTTTCAAGGTTGCAGTGATGGTTGCCAACCACTGTGCACCTGTTGCCCCGTTCAGCGCCTGAGCTGTGGTCCGGGTGTTGCGGCGCGGGTGAGTGCGCAGCCCGTAAAGCGGATCAGCACCGACGACGATGTCAGTGTCGCCGTTGAGCATCAGGCTCTCGGCTTTTTCCGCGATCTTGCGCATCGAATTCATCCGGCCCGCAGCGTCAAGCTGAAACCCTTCTGTCGATGCGGCCGCTACCTGACGCCATCCGTAAGAGAACGGGCTGTCGATGATCGGCAGTGGCGTGCCGTGGTATGCGAACACAGGCTGGTCAGTGCGGCCCTTTGAACGGCCATCCAGCGAGACGTTTACCGACCCGCTGTCGGATACAGTCTGGAAGTGGTGGACCAGCTTGCCGATTGGCATTGGCATGGACACAGAGGACGAAAGGTCATTGAACACACGAAGCGTCGTGCGCTGGACCTCTACGGCCTCACGGTCCCACAAGCCCCAAACATCTTTGGGAAGAGGCAGTGCGTTGCCGATAAGCGTTTGACCATGGTTTTTTGCCATGGCGATTTGCGAGGCGTTGAACTGGCGACGATTCGCCAGAACAAAAGCCTGCTGTTCATCTGTAAAACGAAGCATATCAGGTGTTCTCCTTATGCCGCTGGAACGTTGTAGGAATTGGCGATGGTCACATCGGCCAAGTCACCGGCGCTATATGCAGCAGGTGTGTCGCTGAAGAACGCAATGACAATATCACCAGCGGTTGTTGCAGCGGCCAATCGACCGGACGCAGCAATCTTCAGCGGTGCGTTCAAAGCGTAGGTCGCGGCGGCAAGGCTCGCCTGTACCACCATGCCAGGGACAAGGGCAAAGGCAATGCCCGTATCCTCGTCGGCATATGCTGTCGTGACCGTCTGGTCCTTGAAGTCCAAAGCGGACAGGATCAACGGCAACTTGGCCAAGGACGTGGTGATCTGGACAAGCTCTGTTGCGGTTTCTTCGACAAACGTGCCGGGCATGTAAGCGCCTGCGACGGGCTTGCTGACCGAAATGGGCTGATGCGTGATCGGCCCTCGGAAAATGGTGTTACCGGCCATCTTAGTTCACCGCCTTTTTGTCTGTGCCGTCCATAACGGCGTTGAGGTCATAGCCTGCGAAGTCGTCAGCCGGACCATTGCCACCAAACGCGCCGTTGAGGGCCGTCGCTGTGCCGGGTTTGGCCTTGTCAGCCAGCTTGCGTGCGGCGTTGAGCGTCAATTCCGCAGCCGACTCGGCGTCAAGAATGTTTGCCTTGACAATTTTCGCCACATAACCATCCAACTCGGCGGCGTCTTTTGCCGTCTGGTTGGCCTGCATTTCTGCCAGATTGTCGGTCAGCGGCTTCATTGCGGCTGTGACGGCATTGGCAATTGTTTCGCCAATAATTTTTTGCGATTCCGTGAGGGCGTCAACCTTCGCGGAAAGCGCGTCCAACTGAGATTCATCAGTCATATCTGCTTCTCCTGTGTTTGCAGAGGGTTCCCGCCCGGCGCCGCGAACGGCGTCCAGTATTGCGGATTTGATGCGTTCCATCATTGGAGCGCGTTCGAGCCTTTCGGCTGCCCGGACGGCAGCTTCTGCCGCCCAGTCTAGTTCCTGATCGACTTGGTCGAACACGGAATTGATAATGTCAATTTTAGTCTGCTCACCCTTGGCGTTGACCATCATGCCGACGCCCTGTTCGGGTGTTGCTGCACCATCCTCGCCCAGCAAGATTGCGTCATGGTCAAAAGCCATGTTACGGGCAATAAACTCATATGCGTCGTCTGTTGACGCCTCAAGATCGCAAAACAACCCTGTGCTGGTATGAATTGGCGTGCCTTTTTCAATAGCTTCCAAAACCGACCGGCCCCCAACGCTTTCGTTCGCGCGGGCCACATCAATAACTTTATCGAGCAGCACGCGACCATTCTCACGCCTCACGTTTTCATTGTGCGCGCCGATCCACCCGATATTGATACCTTCGGGATCCGATGCGCTCACAAACATGCCATTGACTGTCGGATGCCCTAACGGCGCGTAAGTGTTGTTCAGCGACATAAACCCTTTTTCGATTTCCTCAGCGGGGTAGCTGATACCGTTCATCACAATGCCGTCAGGCAGCGTTGCAGACGGCACGATTATCTTGTCGCGCCCGTTGCGCCGCTCTTTGCGGATACTGGCCAAGTTGGCTGTGGTGCGGATGTTGACGCGAACATGCCTGCTCATCACTGGTCTCCTATTTCGTCAATCGGGCCGTGGCCAGTTGTTTCACGAATTTCATCAATTGTATACACTTCGTCTAGCAACTTTTGGTTAATTGCTGCCATTTTGTCGGCGCGATCTATTTTCAAGCCCATGCTGGCCTCGGTCAGGTCCGACCAATAAATGTGCCAATCCTGTTCAGGCAAGACACGAACGGTCTCAAGTTTTTCAACCAACGCCATGATTGTGGGGCGTGCTGTATTGGTCCGCCGTGCCATGTTGGTCCGAGACCATTCGTCGGCGTCCTCAGTGCTGGCACGCTCACCCGACTGTGACCCGACCAGAATCTTGAGCGGAATACCGATAGACGCTGCAAAGCCCTGCAACGCCACATTAAAAAATTCTTCAGGTTGCGGCAGGGTAACGCCCAGCGTCTTAGCCTTCATGCCTTGCAACATCAACATTGCGTCAAAGCCTTTGTTGAAGTCCTCAACCTGTTCGTTCATTTTGTCGGCTATTTCGTCAACGCCGACGCCCATGCCTTTTGCCATGTCTGCGATTGATACATCCGCGTCGGTTTCCATAACAGGCGCACTCTTGGCATTTTTCCAGAAGCCCTCGCCGCCTGCACCGCTGATTTTTTCCATGTCGATCAGGTTATTGAACCCCGGTTCAAGCATGGAACGATTGTGGATTGTCCCGTCCTTGGACCAGATCAACACGCGATCAGGATGCACTTCAAAGCTGCGGTTTTTGGCTTGGCGGTCATCGTTGTCACCAACCGCAGATTCGTTAAACCCAAACATCGTTGGCTCGCCGTAGGTCGGTGACCTTTCGTCAGTGTCCCATGAAGATACGGTCAACTGACCAGCCCACGCAGGAATAATATCGACCAGCCCATCAAGCCCGCCGGGCACAGTATCAACCGGCTCAAGAAACCGTTTATCGTCGGCATAGCGCAGGATCAGACCGGAATAACCGCCGACCATCGAGCGGCGGTCTGCCTCGGCCAACTTCTGCCACAGACGTAAGTCGTCAAACTTTTGCCGGATTTCACTTTCGCCATATGTTTCTTTGGCGTCCTTGTTTTCCCAAAGCTCAGGGTTGTCTTGCCACGTTTTGAGAATTGTCTTTTCAACGCCAGCGAACGCTACGCCGTTGCGCGAATATCGCTGATAAGCTGCGTCAAAATCAACATGATCGGGATAGCCAAAATCTTTATTATGGTCGTGTTTGGCGTTCTGAAAATACCCTGGAAACATTGCGTTGATGCGACGGGCTGCGTTCAAGATGTTCATCGGTTTTTCTTTCGCAGGAATATACCGGCTGATGCGCGCGGGGCCGCCAGCATATCAAACGCACGCGTCGCGGCGTCAATCTGATCTTTGAATTTGCCCATTGGGAACGTCGCAGCTTCGTCCAAGAATTCACCATTCCAATCGCCTGCCACAATGTCCACGTTTCCGGCCTCGACCTGTGCCGCCAGCGGCATTGCGCGCGTTTCTTTGTCGCCCGTTTCAATGCTCATCGTGTAACTGTAACCCATTAACGCATGTTTTAGCAAATGCAAACCCCATGATTTACCAGCAGAGCCCGGGTCTTGCGGAATTGACCCGCGCACGTCCGTTCCGTCAGATGCCGCGGTACTGCCGACCAGCCGCTCAACACCAGCCGCGTTGACCCGGTCTTTGACAACGTGGGCGATGCAGATGCGCCGATCCGGGCCGATGCCCATCTTGACGCCAGCGGTCCGGGCCGCTCCAGGATCATCGGTTGCGGCCAAGTCCCAGCCGCGCACCCACAGGTAGCCCGCAGGCTCCGCTTGGATAACGCGGAAGTCTGACCGCTTGAACATGCCACCGCCGCGCGGTGCAGGGCGCTGTTGAAGCTGCCCGGCGGCGGCATAGATGCCCATCGTCTTTTCAAGGTCAGCCACTTGGTCCTCTGGGAACCGATCAGGAAACAGCAGTTCGCCTTCGATTGTTCGCGGGTCGGTATAGAACGACGTGGAGCATCGGCGATCGGCTTCAAACCGCATCGGCAGGCACAGGTGGGTGTAACCCAGCTCAATCGCCACGGCAGAAACGTCAGACTCATGCAATCGCTGCATGATGATCACAATCGCGGAATCTTCATTGTTCACACGGGACGGTAAGGCTTCCCTGAATGTCCCAACGCCCGTAGCAAGTTTCTGGACGCTGTTGGCATCCGCAACGCTGTGCGGATCGTCGATCAGAACCCTATCGCCGCGCGATCCGGTCATTCCTTCAAATGCCATGGCCTCCCTGAATCCGGTCTTGTCGTTTTCAAACCGCAGCTTGGCGTTGTTGTCCGCCATCAGGACCATCGGCCAACGTGTCTGATACCAGTCAGATTGTATCAGGCGGCGGCATTTCATTGCGTCCCGGACGGCCAAGTCCTGCTTGTGCGCCGTGCCAAGAAACCGCGTGTGCTGCTTGGCCTGCGCGCCCCATTCCCAAGCGGGCCAGATCACGCCGGTCAGCAGAGACTTCATGGTGCCGGGCGGCACGTTCATCAGCAGGCGGTTGATGTCGCCCCGCGTGACGGCTTCAAGGTGCGCACAGATGGCATCCAGTGCCCAGCCCCACTTGAGCGGCGTGGACGGCTCCAGGACGTGCCAGGCGCGCCGTGCGAAGTATGCCAGTGATCGGCGGCACAGCTCTTTTTCGGCGGCAATGATGTCAAGCGGTGTCAGTTGCATCGCCGAGCGCCACAATTTCCGCCAGGGCTTCAGGTGACAGGCGAGACACGTCAAGTGCGGGGGTAGGCGACATGCTTTTATCGCTGGACGTGTTATCAACCACACTTTTCTCTGTCCAACCGGCAACTCTACCCAACACGAATTTTGCAGCATCTAGGCTATTATCGGTCAAGCTGTCGACCAGCACTCGGACAGCGTCACCTTTCAGCCGTTCACGCCCGGTCATTATTTCGTATCGAAAATGCTTGCGCAGCGTGTCGTCATGCAAGTTCAGGCATCCTGCGATCTTTTCAATAGGTGTTCCTGCCATAACCGCGCGCTCAACAAAAGTGCGGTCAGTGTCGCTCGGCATGTAGAGTTTCCCCCTCGCCATCAATCCCACCCGCTCAGTCGCTGTTGAGGCTGATCAACTTTCACTTGGTCGACAATGTCAAAATCCTTAAACGCGCCATAGCTATCGGCAGACGGTTGTGCAAAATGATGATCTACAACCTGCTTGAGGTATCCACCGATCGGGCTTCCCTCGCTCAACTCATAAAACTCAATCCTCGCGTTCAAATTCAGGTTCATCGACGTGCGCACCGCAACGCTAAAATCCTCGTTTTCCAACAGAATAAATTTGGCGTGGAACCGCGCAAGCCTGACGCTATCCTGCCCAAACTTATCTAGCAGGCTGCGATAGTATTTTCCCTGACGTGCCGGAAAACTGCGGTCCACAAGCCAACGCATTGTCATAATATTTTTGTCGCCAAGCATATCAAACGCTTGTTTGATTTCGGCAGCAGCAGCGGTCCATGTCCCAATATCAATTCGACACGGACCGATTTCCATCGCTATGTGGCGCAGAATGTCGATCATGGAAAAGTCACCCTTGGTCAGCCCAAAAATATCACATCCTTTAGTGATAGGTCCTATACAACGGACTGCACTTTCGCCCCGCGTTCCGTGCCGAAACTCGCGCGTCACATTATCACGTCTGACACTTTCGGCATTAACATCAGGTCGAGGTCCAATCGGCATCATGACTTTTCCTTTATGGTCGCAAGCGCCAAGGTAACATGTTCCTGCGCTAATTCAATATCATCCTGCACGGCAACGGCTCGTTTGACTGGCAACCAGCCCGCGACGTATCGCAGGCCGGCCTTTTCAAGAATGCGCGCCTTGCGGGGTCGGGTGAGGCCCATACTAAGGGCCCCAAGTAGTCGGCAGAGATTGGGCGGCGATGGTCTCGGCCGACAGAGCCCTGTCATGGAATTGGGCTATCACATCGTGAGCTCGCATGGCTTCCTCAGATGCCTTCCACTTCACATAGGCGATGGATGCGGCCTCTGCTATTCGTGCAGCTTCTCTCATCGACGAACCGTAGCTGCATTCTACCGCACTGGTACGCATAGCATTACCCGCGACTGCGGCAATCTCCCTAGCGTGTCTAGCCTCCGCCCTGGCGAAATCCTTCGCGGCAATGGTGAAGGCATCCCATAGCGAGAATTCATTCACCATCCAAGGCAGGACCCTAATTTTCGCTATGTCTTCTTGGGTCCGCTGGTCCGCCGCGGCTAGGCTTGCTTGACGCTGGTCCGCAATACGTTTTTCGGCGTTGTGGATGATTGTGGTCTGGTTCATTTTGTTTCTCCCGTGGGCCGCGACCATCGCCTCCCTACAGGAATAAACTAACGTAACGCGTTATGCATTGCAAGCGTTATCCGCATCATGGCTTCACGCAATCCGTACACAACACCAAGGCTCCCTCATGTGGATGTTGAACCGAACAGTTCGGCATCGGCAGTCGGGTCGAGAACGCATTGATTAACGTCCGCAGTTTCCCAAAAGTCTTGGGCTGTTTGTATTGTCGCGCCACGACTGAAAACATCAAGGACACCCTCATTATACGCCATTTCGACCAGCCTGCGCAGGCGTTCAATCTCGCAGGGCATGTAATCGCGGTTAAAGTCACACTTACTCAGGTCAAACTCTTTCCAAATCTGCGCAGGGTGATCCAAGTCAAAAGCTGAAATAAGCCAAGTAGGTTCTTCGTGCCAATCTGTTGTGCCGAAGCGAACCTGCCCCAACCTGACGCGCCTAACCCGTGTCTCGCCGCGCCAATTTGTGTAGCTTACGTTGATAATATCATTATCTTGATCAGTCATATGGGCCTCCTTAGATGTTTAGCTCGACTTTGATTTCTTCCAGCGTTTTGCCGCCCTTTTCGTAAAACTCAACGAGTGCGCGCAGGCGATCGATCTCTTGCTGCATCCCTATGACCTGGCAAGGAGTCCCGTCGTGCGTGTCGGCCATGTCTACTTGCCCATGATACCAGCCCATCATGTAGCCTTCGTGCTCCCTGATCGGGCATTGGGGGGATACGTCAGTGCATCGCTTAGGTGTCAGCATGTCAGATCCTATTGTGAACGCGCAGATTGAAGCTGCTTTTCGAGCGCGGCCAGCTTTGGCTGGTGCTCTGCGATGATCTCGTAACAGGCCAGAAGTCCGTCTTTCTTCTTGGCTATTTTCGCCTCAAGTTGGCGGATCAATTTGCTTGTGTTTGCCATTAGATACCCTTGGTCTTGTGCGAAGATACCCCTTGACATCCCGCGCATCACAGATTGGTCTCCTTTTTGCGACGTGTCGTAGTTTTCACGCCCTTGGCCGCGAATGCTACCATGCAGTTAGTAACGCGCTTGTCAGGGTCGATGCCAGCCATGCTGATTACGTCCCTACCGTTCCGCGAGTTTGCCCACAGTGCAAAGTTGTTCAGCGCCCGACCTTTGTGTTTTTTGGACTCCTTTGCGGCATGGCGAATTGTATCATTGATCGCGGTTATCGCTACAGCGGACCACATGGCCCTCATGCGTGTTGCCTGGTCTGCGTTATCGGTCATCACCAACCCCCCATCAGAATGGCCTGCACGCGCTCCATGTCCGGATCAGGCTCAAGCAGCAAGCGGATCGCTTGAGAAAATGCGTCGCGCTGTTCTTCAACGCCTTGCAAAACTTCAATTTCTTCACGTGTGGACTGGAAATCGTCAGCGTCAATTGCTGTCACCCAGCACTCCCTCAACATGTCCAACTCATCCCAGACCCAATCCATCGTGGGCCAGCGCTCCCGATGCGCGTCTGTGTTGTCGTAGTTCAGGCGGGCAATAGCGGCCAGGCTGTCGAATCCGTTGCGGGGCATCTGCATCACAACACCCTCCAAACTCGAACACCGCCGTTTTCTGCGCGCGCGGTCAATTTGCGACCGTTGCGCGCCATCCACTTGTAAGCATAATTTATAGGGTGTGAGGTCATAGTGACTGACGGGATGAAAACGCTGTCACCGACGATCATGTCAGGCCATGGATATTTTGAAGTGCCCTTCATGTTGCCTTTTCCCGAACCTTCAGGAATTTTTACATTTTTCTCGATTAACACATTCTGTCCCTTCGTTTTGTATACCTGTAAAACTCGCATAGCGCGCTGTCCAAGTCAATATAAATCTGCCGGACAGATCCGAAAATCATCTGTCCACCACATAAGCCTTTGATTTCGCTACATAACCAGCGATGGCGGACATATCGGACAGCAATCTACCTTTGAGACTATAGCGGGTGAGAAAACAGCCAATGTAATTTATAGCAATTATAGAACCTCACATTTTCTTGCACCTAATAAACACCTCTAACTATATGTCCAATCGGTCCGGTAGCATAAAAAACTAAACAAATCAGACGCTTAAAGGTGGACAGGTTATGTGTCCACCGGACCAGACTATATGTCCATCAGGCACAAAAAAGCCCCGCCACAATTTAACGGGGCTGGGGTTTAATTTAACGGTAATTTATAGACCTGGCATTTTAATCACTGTTGACCGAACCGGGCCGCTGTCACCCAATCGCTGCGCTGCGTCATACAGCGCCATGATGTCTGCCGGGCCTTGGCCTGTCAGGTCTGCGATATGATACAGACGGGTCTTTGTCGGTGCCTTGGGGAAGCGGTTTGCTTCGGATGGTGACGTGTTGCACCGTATAGTGTGCCTGTAGCCGATCTGTTCGAGCTGACGCGCCAGATATGGGCCGCCCGGCACCTTGAGGTCTTCGGAGTCCAATAGATCACGCACAGCGTTGATTGAAACCCACCCGCCCCTGAAGCCTGCCGCGCCTTCTCTTACAGCCGACCGGATCAGCCCCGCCGCCGCCCCGTCACCCGCGTGCATCGCCTCAGCCGTGCTGGACGTGACAGGCGCGCGGGACGGCACCACATCAAGCGCCAGGTGGCCCAGATAGCC